CTGGCTTGGCCATAAAGGCGAACGAAGATGACACTGGTACAGCGGATTCTGTCTGGGGTGAGATTAACTCCACCACATACCGAACCCACAATTGCCCAATGGGGTTGGAGTTAGCGCAACTAATGGATGCGAATGTAAAACTGGCTGCGTCATATAACGACAGGTCTGAAGCCACTGGTCCTTCACGCACATACTTAGTCTGGACCCCATCAAACATCCGCTTTGGGGAGAGTGCCAATGTCATAGCATTGTAAACTCTTCCGTTCTGCTGAGTTTCATAGGTACTAAGCGCTTGTAACGTGGAAGGAGGTGGATCATTGGGGTCGTAATCGGCTGCTAGGTATACACTGCCGGGTGTAGTGGTATTAGCTTCAGCAGGGACATACATAACCTCAAATTTCTTGAGCTTATATTTCTCCCATCCTGTCGCTCTACTACTAAGCCACGTGTAAAAGCCAAGCCCTGGGTTGACTTGGTATTTAGTTGTGACAAAAGAAACTGATCCTGAGACAGTGGCAATCTGCTCATGACCATCTATAATCGTGGAGTTAGGGTTAGTTCTAATAACGGGTGCCCTGCTTCGCACATGAACCTGACGCGCTGATGGCGTGTCGGTGTACGAAAGGAGGGATGCATTTCTGCCACTCTTTTTAGGTTGTTTCTTGGTCCGCACCATTGCCATTTCTGGTGCAAGTACCATCTGCATTTTAGAAGCCATTGCAATCCTAAGGTAATAACTTTGGTGGAGTGTATTAAGCTAACGGTGTAATGGGCTGGTGATACTATCTATATCCTAAATATATGATGCGAGCTATGTGGTAGTGTTTGTGTTGTCTAGTTGATGTAAATTTTCATCAGAGACCCCCAGGCAACAGAGGTTCCGCTAAGTGATTCCAACTACCTACTGGTTTATCACTAACCTCAAACTTATGTCTAACAAACTCGGCCTCTAGAGCTAATTGTTCATCAGGTGTTATCCCAAATGCAAAGAAGAAGGAACAACGGGCCTCATCAGAGATGGGAATTGCCTGGTAAGATAAGCCCGCGCTTAATCTTTTGAATCCAGTCCCATCCATGTGTTCGTCCACGTCATTCTTCTTCTTTGACGCTACCCCCCTAAAACATTCGTAAAATCTAGGCCACACGGGTACTCCATCAGTTAATGCCAACCCACCCTCCCTGACAGCATGCAGCCAGGTGTTCCGATGTTTGTCATTAGTGATATCGCAATTGGCTGTTAAATCCTTAGCCATTGCCCGTATGGGGTCCCTAACCATAGTCCACCCTCTATCAGTGTATACCGGATGTGTTTGACAAAATTCCACCGCCTCTAAGTGATAAACAGGTTCTTCGACCTTCATGGTAAATCCCATGTCCAAAAACCAGGCTGGTAATGCATCAATTTTGAAGAGGTTTTTCCTTTCCAAGACTATTACACTATCATCCCCATTGTTG